ATTACTCCCAACCAACTTCCGTAGTTATCAATACCTCTATCAAAGAAGATATTGAAATCGGCGTGTCTTAATGGTGGTCCTAAACGATTTTTGATAACCTGTGCTCTTACTTTGATACCAACAATCTTATCACCTACTTTTAATTGTCCCATTGATTTCAAACGGAAACGAACAGAAGCATGGAATGCTAATGCTTTACCGCCTGATGTTGTCCAAGGGTCACTAAATGCCATTGCGTTCATCTTTTGACGAAGTTGGTTAGTAAACACCAAACAAATGTTTTGTCTACCAATCATATTCGTAATCTTACGCATTGCTTTGGAAATGATGATTGCCTTATCCGTAGCGTAACCATCTTTATCGTAATCAGCTTCTAACTCTTTCTTTGTAGATGCTGCTGCTACTGAGTCAACTACGATAGTTACCAATTTGTTCTTATCACCTGTTCTAACTTTCTCAATGATAGTTTCACAAGCTTCAAAAATACCTTCAACCGTATCTACTGAAACGTATAGTAATTTTGAAATATCAACACCAATTGCTTCTAAAAACTCCCTATTAACGGCAGTTTCAGTATCAATCAATACGGCTACTCCACCTTTCTTTTGTGTTTCAGCTAACAGATGGGCGGAGAGCAGAGATTTTCCACTCTGCTCTAAGCCCGTAATTTCTGCTATACGGCCAACTGGCAAACCACCATAAGGTCTATTAGATACTGCAACATCCAAAAGAGCGTTACCCGTAGATACCCAATCTTTTACGTTGGTTGGAGCATCGCCCCCACCATCAGTAAGGAAGTATGCAATTCTCCCGTCCTTATTTTGTTTGTTTAATGAATCAGCGAGAATGCTCGCTAAGTCCTCTTGTACTTTGGCCATAATGTAACCTAATTATTAATTGTTAAATAAATCATCAAATGCTGATGCAACATCATCTGCTGGCTTCTTTGGTTCTTCTTTTTCCCAAGGAAGGTCACCAACTTCTTGTGTACCACCTAAATCAGCAGATACTTTTGATTGTGGTTTTGGTGCTGCTTTTGGAGCTTCTAATTCCTCTACAACTTCATCCGATGCTGGTGTTGAACCTGGGTTTAACCAATTTTCTAACACACCTTTCAATTCACTATAAGATAACTCTGAATACAATTCAGTAATGTTCTTTTGATTTTCCAAAAGAGATTGAATTTGGTCAGCGCTTTCTGCTAATTTAGATTGAGAAGGTTTAACACGAATAGTTGTTGTTGGATAAGCTGCGTTTGAATCTTCAGCGGATTGAATTTCTACAACGATATCTCTACCATTCATTGGGTCGGTAATATCTCCGTAATCCGGGTCAGCGATGTATCCTAAGATATCCTGATAAACCGTCTTACCAAATCCCCAAAATTTAACACCTTCGTTTTCTTTACCTCTAATGATAACAGGTGCGAAAGTTCTTAATTTTGGCTCCATCTTCTTACCTGCTTTCCAATCATCGGTATCGCCTGTACGTTTAAGTTTTTCAGCGAACTCAACAATTGGGTCAGGTCTGCCGAATGATGCAGGACTCAAATAAGTTTTGTTGTTAATGTTGTAGTGAAAGAACAATTCAATGAAAGGAATATCTTTATTGAATTTGTAGGGAACTAATCTGATTTGATGTTTTCCCGGTGTTGGCTTCCAAAGTGAATCTGATTTTTTGGAAGTGTTTTGTAACGAGTTGAATCTCGATAGGGCAAGTTTAATGTCCATTTGTCTTACGTTTTAAAGTTAATAATTGTTGTTTAATGTTTAAGGTTTTATCGATATTACCTATATCTAAATATAACCTTTTTATGTTTTTGTTCTACAAATATAGAACTTTTTTTTGTTATTTCCAAATTTATTTCGCCCATTTTCCTCTACTTACCAATTGGGCAATTATACCATATACTGATAAATCTTCATATGTATCTTGCACCGATTCTCCTACCTCATCTGGCTGTCCTAATACTACCAATTGCTTTAATCTCTGAACCTTATCATTGATTCTGAACCAAAGACCTGTAAGTGATAACTTAACATCATCTTTTGTTTGTAGTGCAGTTCCTACGGAAATGTTACCAGGTCCATAGTTTCTTTGCTTTTTACAAAATGTTTCATACATTTCGGCTTGAATGTTTTTAAATTCAGCCATCATTTCGGGATAAACTCTTTCGCAATGTTCTCTTGCTGTTTCTTCGTGGGTTTCTATCATAACTGTTTATTTAATTTTTGTTTTAGTTTCATTCCTAATGCGCATGATTCATACTCTTCGGCTTCCACCAAAGTTTTAATGTTTTCATCGATAATAAATTCGAAGTCTACTCTATGAATTGAAAGTTCAACAACAATAATTCGATTTATGATTATCTTTGCAAAGCAAACAATATCTTTCTTATAACGAATACCCCATTCCACTCCTTTGATTAGTGCTTTGGATATTTCGTATCGAAAATCTTCAAATACTGTTTCGGCTGAATTCGTTTCAATTACTAACTTTCTTTTCATTGAAACAAATATAATAAATTAATTCTGAATTTCCAAATTAAAAAGTGTCAATATTTAATTCAGATAAATTTAAGTTTTTGTGAACCTTTGTTGGGATTTTTTTGTAGCCGTAGTTTGATGTAGTAATGATACAATTTTTAAACTCATTCCAATCTAATTGATAAGTTGTATCTAACTGACCACCTGTTTTTGCTTTAATAACTTCGTTTAAAGCATTGATTGTATATATCGTATTAGATTGTTTCTTTCTATGTACTAATATAGTTTTCCATTGAGAATTTACAGGCGCTGAACCTTTCTCAACGTTATAAGTTATAAACAAATCATTTTCTACAATTTTACTTTCCAATACAAATATGTTTGGATTTATAAGCGTGTAGTTTTTTAAGATAAATTCTAAAGATGTATCTAATTCATTTCTATATGTGAACAAACATAAAAGTTGTGTATTCATTTTTTATTGTCTTTTTGGTGCATTATGCATTCTTCCAGCGCCTGGGTTTCTACTTCTACCTTCTAAATCAAATCCAATATTAAATTCAGGTTTAACGTATGCTAATATATTAATACCATCTGAGCTATCTACAAAAATTCTACGTTCTTTTACCAATTTTGCTCCACCTCTATCTTCTTTTTGTGATAGTATAGAATCATTTGAAAAGTCTTGTACATCAACATTTGTATTATATGCTTCATGTGATAATTCTGTATAAATGTATCTCGATTCTAATCTTAGTTTTAATGCTTCTACAACATTTGTACTCACATCTAATCCAGCTTTTTCTCTTTCTAAGATTGTTTTTGCCAAAGCACTCATCACTTTTTTATATCCCTTACCACCTTTTTTTAATTCATTTTCAATTTGCTTAATAAATTCAGGGCTTACATTTAATTCGGAAGCTTTCTTTTTTAAATAAGTCTGATAATCTTCGTTTAATTTTTTATGTTCTTTTAAAGGCCTATCCAATTTTAATTCAAATGGTTTACCATGTGATTCTGATAATTCGATAATACCCTTTTTAATTAATCCCTTCGGGTCATTTTTATAGGTTGATTTTCTGGCTTTAGAAGGTAACCCACTAGCTCCACCAACACCTTTTTTAACACTTATACCATCTAATGTTACGATTCTATTTTCACCCTTTCCGTTGGAAACAGTAATAACATCCACTGTTTCTAATGTTGTAGATTGTGGTAATAATGCACATTTACCATTTTGTGTTCCTTTACCATTATCGTGCATTTCTCTAATTGCAATAAACACTTCACAATAATTTGCCCACGCTTCTTTTAAAGATGGTTCACCTTGGTGATTTGCGATATCGGATAGTATTTCTTCAAATTCTCTAGACCATTGTTCCGGATTATTATTAGGGTCTTTTTTAGAAAAATTGCCAAGTCTATTAATAAGTGTTAATGTTTCTTCGTCTGTTATAAGAGCCTTATCAGCTAATCCTTTTAACCTAACGGCCATACCTGAAATGGCTTCTTTGATTACAACCACTCTATTTTCAGGTGAATCTGGCATTACACCTTTATCCATATCTATGAAATCCAAATCCTTTGCCTCTATTTTTTCGGCATATTCTTCTAAAGTTCTATTATTTCTTTCTATTTCTTTTCGTTGCGTATTAGTTTTAGCCGTTTTTGGGTCTACTCTAACAATTTTTAAATCACCCATTTTAACGGATTGAACTATACCATCTTTTGATTTTTGAACGGAACTAACTCCTTTTAGAATTCTAGTCTTATTATCTTTATCAACATATGTTTGATTTGCAGTTGAAAGTTTTCCACCAAATGTAGATGGGGATAATT